GGAGACGAGAATTTGGCAGAGGCGGAACGTCTGTAGGTATCGCTCGCGCCAGAGACATCAGCAACGGCAAGAGCCTGCCACTGGCAACCGTGAAGAGAATGAAGTCTTTTTTTGCTCGCCATGAAGTTGACAAAAAAGCCGAAGGATTCAGACCAGGCGAAAAAGGCTATCCAAGTAATGGCAGAATCGCCTGGGCTTTGTGGGGTGGGGATGCTGGCAAAAGTTGGAGTGAAAAAATCGTGAATCAAAGCGAGAGAGTTATGGATTTAACTAGCATGACTGAGCGGCATGTCATTGACGTTGAAGAAACGAATGACGAGTACATTGTGGCTTTTGCCAAGGCTGAACAAGTCGCAGAAGAGCCGGAAGAAAGAGAAGTTGAACAAGTCGAAACGCGAGACTTACCAGTTCAAACTCAGTACCGAACCGGAAGCGTTCGGATGATGGATGACGAGTCAGACCGTCGCGTGATGATGAGCATATCTTCAACAAATCCGGTTGAACGTGAATTCGGCTATGAAGTTCTCGAACACAATGCCGGAAGCGTTGACATGGAATTCATGTCCAGCGGCAAAGCACCATTGCTTTTAGACCATGACGCCAGACAGCAGATTGGAGTTGTTGAAAAGGCATACATGGACAACGACAAACTTAGAGCGCAAGTCCGCTTCAGCAAAAACGGTTTGGCGGAGGAAGTTTATCGTGACGTAGTTGACGGAATCAGAGGCAACGTTTCAATCGGATACCAGATACAAGGAATGACGAAAGACGAGAACGGCTACAAAGACAAACCGCTTTATCGGGTGAGTTCCTTCAAACCATTGGAGGTTTCAATGGTTTCCATACCTGCCGATTCTACTGTTGGAGTTGGCAGAAACTATCAGCCGGATCTTTCCGGTAATGAATCAACTGCAATTCAGGAGAATAAAATGGAAGAGCAGGTTCAAAAGCCGGAAGTAAATGTTCGGCATGAAGTCAATGAGAAGCTTAATGAGTACCGCAATCAATCCAGCCAGATTCTTGAGCTGGGCAAGCGGCACAACGAATACGACTTGGCTTTCCGAGCACTTCAAGAAGAGAAAACACTGGCTGAATTTCAAGCCATGCTTTTGGAGAAGAAGACCAGCAAGCCAATCGACTTCAGCGTTGACGCCACACCGAAAGAAAAGCGCAACTACAGCTTGGTAAGAGCCATTCAAGCCGCAGATGCAAAGGATTGGAGCAAGGCCGGTTTTGAGTTGGAAGTCAGCAAAGAGTTGGCAAAGAAGCAAAGCCGACAACCAAAAGGCTTTTTTGTTCCCGACTTTGGATGGCAGACCCGAACGGTATCAACCGCAGCAGGCGCAACTTTTGGGGCAGGCTCAAACATTGTTCCAGAGGACTACCGAGGTGATCGCTTTATCGATGCGCTGATTTCAACGTCCATTCTTGGGCAAGTGGGCGCAACGGTTCTGAACGGTTTGCAAGGCAACGTGGCGATTCCCAAAATCAGCACTAGCACCGCAGCAGCTTTCATTGCGGAGGGCGGTTCAGTTGGAAACAACGAGCCTGATTTTGCTCAAGTCACTATGACCCCAAAGCTTCTGGCAAACAAGGTTGCCGTAACTCGCGAACTGATGATTCAGTCTGACCCAAGCGTAGAGCAGTTGATTCGCAACAACATGGTTCGAATCTTCGCAGCCAAAATTGACAACGTTGCTCTCAAAGGTGGCGGAAGTAACGAGCCTACCGGAATCCTTGGCACAAGCGGAATCGGTGACGTTTCATCTGGCGGAACAAGCGGCAACGCCAATCTGACCTATGGCAATGTCGTTGATATTATGACCGAGGTTTCACAAGACAACGCTCTGCTTGGGAACCTGCGATGGGTAACACATCCGGCAGTAGTTGGAAAGCTCATGCAGACACTGGTTGCTGCTAGCACAGACAGTCGAATGATTATGTCTGGGCCTGACAGCATGATGGGTTATCCGGTTGTTCAGACAACCCAAGCACCAAGTTCTTCGCCTTACTCGCTGATTTTCGGGAACTTTGCTGACCTTTACGTGGGCTTCTTCTCAGCACTCGACGTACTGGTTGACCCATACGGTTCAGCCGGAACAGCAACGACCAATCTTTACTTCTATCAAGATTGCGATATTGCCGTTGCTCACGCTGAATCCTTCGCGGCAGCTCAGGACGTAACTGTTGCCTGAGTGTATCAGCTTGATGAGTTGCAAGGTTGGGGTGCTGCTCGACCTTGTATTCTCTTGTGTGGTGGACCTTCTGCGCCTTCAGACCTAGCGAAAGCCAAGGCGCAGATAGGTTCCAAAGCTTACGACTTAGCCGGAGTCAATAATCACGGCTTACTTTTTCTTGGGGAACTTGCCTGGTGCTACGCGCATGACGTCCGAATGGTAGCGCACCTTAAAGAGTACGAAACGCCAGCGATTGTTCACCATGACCCAAAGAATCTAAGAGACAAAGATATTCATGGCGGCATTGTCCCATTCATCAGGCTTTCAGGGCCAGAAGCACTTTGGACAGCAGACTTTTTTGACTACTCAGAAATTCATGTTTGCGGTGTCGATTTCTACACGGGCAAGCGCAGGTACTGGCATCAGTGGGATTTAGACAAAAAGCCAACAAGAGTTCAGGAAGACCAGCAAGGCAAGTGGATTGAGGCAAGAGACTTAATGCAGAATCCAGCAAGAGTGATTGTGTACAACGAACGACTTCAAAGGATTTTCCAATGAAGATTGAAATCGTCAGAGGAACCGTTGCGAACGGTGGACCTGTGAGAGTGGGACAAGTAATAAGCGTTGACCCAAAAGAAGCAAATCAACTGATTGGCATGGGCAAAGCGATTATTTATGAGAATCGCGCCAAAGGCTTGGACGAAGCAGAAGCGCCACCAGTGACCACGCGAACCACAAAAACAGCACGAAAACCAAAAGCCAAATGAGCGTTGAAACTGCTGCTGATCGAACAGCCATGCTCGCAGATTACGGCACAACCGTGACGAAGGCGGACGCAACCACCTTCACAGGCATTTTTGACAATGACTTTCTGGCGGTTGATGTGGACGAGTCAGAGGTGGAAAGCTCAGAGCCAACACTATTAGCAAGAACCGCTGACGTTTCCAGCCTAGCGCATGGCGACACACTGACGATCAGCGCAGTCAACTACACGGTTCGAGGAATCCAACCCGATGGGACAGGCATGACCCAAATCATGTTGAGTGTGTAATGGCACACAAGCGAGCGCAAATCAAAGCAAGAATCCAAACGGTTCTAACCGGACTTGCAACCACTGGAAGCAATGTCTTTCAGTCAAGAACTTATCCAATCGCAACGACTGACTTACCTGGGCTGCTGATTTACGCGAATTCAGAAAGCATTGAACGCTTAGAGATTGGGATTCAGAACAGGCAACAACGAACACTTGATTTGTCCATTGAAGCCATTGCCAAAGGCAACACCGCAGAAAGCACACTGGACACAATCACGGTTGAAGTTGAGGAAGCCATGGCGAACGACCAGACACTCAATGGGCTGGCAATAGATTCACGAATCACCGATACGCAGATCCGGCAAGCATCTGCTGAAAGTGAGTTTTTCATAGCCACGCTACGGTATGAGATTCTTTACCGTACTACTGAAAACGACGTCGAATAAAAGGAGACGCAAATGGCAATTCCAGATCGTTATTTACGGTTAAGAAGTTCTCAGCCGTACATCACCACTGAATCCACTGCTGGCAGTTATGTCGCAGTTTCTGCTTCTGATGGATTTACAACCACTGAACCTTTGGCGCTAAGTCAGACGTTCAACACAAGTGACATTTCCGAAGTCGGCACAAGACTTCTTCAGAACAGAAGTTTCGTAAATTATGCCGAGCGAGCGACTTTTGACATTCCTTTTCTAGTCAAGCCTTCAGCTTCAGCCGGAACTGAACCAGCAGAAGATACACTCTTGACCAAGACCTTTGGAACTAAGACGGTTTCGGGTGGAACATCAGTCACATATAGCTTCAGCCGAGTTAGCAACACCTTCCAAGTGGCGCAACTGGTAGACACCTACAAACTCTATGTGGCGAATGGAACCGTTGTCGAAGGATTCAGCGTAGACATTACCAGAGATGGCGTCTTCACCATGTCCGCCAATTGCCGAGCAAGCCGAATTCGGTACTCTGGACCAGTGAACGCAACAGGCACAGACGTTTCTGTTACCGATTCCTCGCCTGCAACCGTCACCTTAGATCCTGCCTCAAACGCAGTCGCTGCCGATTATTTCTTCGCTGGACAACTGGTGGACATTTACGACAGTTCAGATTCACAGGTGAACACCGGAGGCGCTGCAACCATCAGCTCACCTTCGACAACAACCGCAACGGTTGGGGTTCAGGCTGCCAGTGGTGACAGTTTCACAGTATCCGCGACTGACTACTTAGTGCCTCACTTGCCAGCCGCTACGCTTTCGACTTATGAGCCAATCGCCACTTCAGCCGCTCAAGTTTACTTAGCAGCACAGAACACCGCAGCCGCAAGCTTGATTGCTTCAGCGAACGAGTTTCTAGCCACTGGCTTCAGCATGAGTGTCAGCAAAAACCTTGGTGATCCTTCGATTGCAGAAATGACAGGTGACAAGTATCCGTCAGCCAATTATGTGAGTAACGATATTACCGTGACAGGCTCTTTTGATTTTGTGATGAGGCCAGCGCAAGCCTACCGATTCGAGCAGTTCGCAAGACTAGAGCAAATAGCAATTGGCGTTCAAGTAGGCGACACCGCAGGAAGTATTGTTCAAATCGTCATTCCTTCTGCTCGCGTTTCGATTAGTGGGACAGAGCAAGACGGAGCCGCAGCCGCAAGCGTAGACTTTGCCTTAACTCAAGGCTCTTCTGCAACAGACGCAGCCGCTTTCTCACTCATTTATAAGTAATAATTCATGCCTTCCATTTTTGATGTCCAGCGAGCAAACGAAGTAACAATCGACTTCAATGACGCAGACCTGGACCTAGAAGCAACCTTCAATTGTGTTCTGCCTCACCAAAAGCTTTTGACTGAGGCATTGAACGCAGCCACCAAGACGCAAAAAGGCAAGCAGACAATTGATTCATTAATGTTCGCTCGGAAGCTTTTTGTGCCTTGTGTGCAGTCCTGGTCATTCGACGAAGAGTGCAGTGTTGAGAACAAAAGTCTTTTTGTTGGAGAAGACGCAGCACTCAATAAAATGGCAACGCATGTTAGCTTAAAGCTGATGCGTTTAGCTCAAGCGAAAGTCGATGATGAAGAGGGAAATTAAAAAGTTACCTAGATTTAGTCTTAGAACGAGCGGCTTATCTAGGTGACTCAGCCGAGCATGGTATTCAAGAGGGCGACCGATACCAAGCAGT